ACAAATTACGCCATTTTATCTTTTTGAAACAAATCATTCTTTGGGGGAACCACGATATCGTCTGGTCTAATTACATTATACATGTAATCGTGCATTTCGCAAGCCCTCATTGCAACATAGTCATCTATCTCTATCACACTCATCTCTGGATAATCATCTTCAATTGATATTAAGTCAGCATATCTGTCTGCGTCATCTTCTTCTTCAAACATCAAAAGCACTTTATCTCCATCATCATTCTCGATAGAGAAAGCACCATCTTCTTCGTATCCTTTAACCGCTAAGATAAACATTACTCAACCTCACAGGCCTCCCGATAAACGTCTTGAAGTATTTCTGTGATCACAGATTTGTCTAGATCAACTTCAGACTCCTGTATATATCTATTTAACAAAGATATTGTATCTTCAGATTCGTCTGCTTCAAACTCCTCTCCCTCTGTAAAGTCAAAGTTCTCAACAATCTTGAGTTCTGCTAGATTTGATGAGTAAAGTTTATCAATATATTTTTCAAATTGTTTTAGGTCTGATTTCTTGCGAACAATCACCTTAAGTATTTTTTGATTATACTTTGTGATATCTAACATTTGATGTGGTGTATCTTCATAGTATAAATTATGAAATAGTTGATATGGATTATTGACTGGAGTGTGAACTAAAGTATCAGTATCAAACAAATGAAATCCACGATTTCGATCATTAACATCATTCCAATACATCTCATATGGATTACCCAGATAAAAAATATTATCCTTATTCGATCTCATGTGATAATGCCCAGAATAAACTCTATCAAACTTATCAAAGATGTTTGAATCCATACCATGTTCCATGAAATGACCACGAGTTGCCATGAATCCATTTAGTTCAAGATGACCCATCACACATGGAGAATCACTTTCTTCTATTAACTCAAATGTTTTATCTTGATTCTCAGCATTAATCCAAGGCACAAATAAAAATTTTGTTTTATCAATCCTAACTTCTTCAGCTTCTGGATATATTTTTACATTATCATATTCTCTCAGAAAAAGACCAACACCTGTCAAATCATTTGTATTCTTATAATATGCTGTATGATTACCTATGATTGTATGAACAGTAATTCCTAACTCTGCTAATCTATCATAATAATGATTCTTTGCCCATTCTAGTGACACAAAATCAACGCCCTTACGGCTATCAAACGTATCACCCATATCGATAATAGTTGTGATACCTTCTTTAATTAAAGTTGGAAAGAATATATCTTCGTAAAATTTTAAAAAGTAGTCGTGAAATAATTTTGAGTTTTTTCTCGCACCAAAATGTTGGTCTGTAATAATAGCAATCTTCACTGATAATTCATCCTTGTTTGCACTGAGTCTTTAATTTGATTATAATCAGAACTAGTGCCTGTCATATCACCATCAACAGTAAAGACTTCTTCATAACCAGATCTTTCAATAATTTTAGTTTTAATTTCTAATTGTTTCTTTTCCTTCTGTATTCTTCTTAGAAAAGCATAGTGTATAATCTGTGTGAAATAAGCAAAAGGATTCTTAGATTTTTCTGGATTAAAATTATTAATATACTGAACACAATTTTCAATACCATCACATACCATGTCATCCTTAAACATGTAGTTTACAAAGTTAGGTTTAAAAGATAAATGAGTTGCAATCTTAAGAAAACATTCCCCAAGATAATTTGTGATACGAGGTTTTGCTTCACCTCTCTCTGCAGCTAAGGCAACTTTCTCCTTATACTCTACAATGGCGGCGAGGAACTCTTTATTATTTACATAATGTTCCGATCTTTTTCTTGGCATGAAGTGTTTTGATAGTGTTCATTCATAACATTATTATACACTATTTTACAACGCTTGACAATACCCTAAAAAACAGTTACAATAACTCTGTAAGGGTTCAAAGGAAGGGATTAGCTATTATTAAAGATATTTTCTAAACTCGTACGGGCATCTTTAACATTAGATATATAACCCATTTCCTTTGTCATTTTTGGTTTGGGTTTTTTGATAAGAGGTTCAGTTTCATAATAAGCATTTACAAATTTATTATAAGCTTTAATCACATCCTTATCATTAACCTCACATGTAGTGATAACGTTACTCATCTCTACTATATATGTTCTTTCTCGACCTGTTTTAATCCAAGGTTCAATTTTAATTATACTAACACCAGGCTTTCGAGAGAAAGATGTCTCTCCAACCATCGCTGGAGAATCTAAGGATATTACATCAAGCTCAGGTGCAAGTTCAACTTTTGCAATTACTTCTTCACCTGTTTTTAATTTTACAACTGCTAAAAATTTATCTGACATTTTTTTAAAGGTATTGTGAGCATTTCATAATTAAAGTTTTCTTCGTTATAAATCTTAACTCTCTCCATCATATGATTTAAAGTATAGTTTTTTGAGGAACCATATGTAATATCATCGGCAATATCAAATAGAGTTGCCTTTATTTTGTTGTCTCCCTTTCTTAAAACTCTTCCTATACTTTGTAAGTTTCGTATTTTTGATTTGTTTGGTGATGCGAATATGACGTTGTGAAGATTCTTAATGTTAATTCCTGTTGAGAAGGTGCCGTAAGAGGCAATGATAATTGCATTTTCTTCTTTCTCTGTGATTGTGCGAACTTGTTCTCGATCCTCAGTATCAACTCCTCCGTGAACAAAGAAACATTTTCTATTTTCTTCCTTACTACTATTTATGATATCAAAGAGAGGCAACCCATGTGTTTCAACTCTTGTATATAATATCAAAGTATTTCCTGTTTGATCAAGAGCTAGATTTTTTATAAAGTTATTTCTCTGTGTATGTGTGATTAGATATTGTATTTCATCTTCATAGTTCTCAAATTTTCTCGCTGGATGTTTGAGTGTTAGAACTTTGATATTTAATTTTGATAGATATCCTTTTTTCATTAATTCATCTGTGCGAATAATCTTATAGGTAGGGCCAAATAATCCTTCTAATACCCACTTATGTGTTTGTGTTCCATCAAGTGTTCCAGTAAATCCGTATCGATACTTACAATCAAGCATCTTTGTCATAATACTGACAAGAGATTTTGATTTAAATAGATGTGCTTCATCACCAATCACTACATCAAATTGATTAAAATACTTTCGATCCAATTTATAGATTGACTGCCATGTGGTAATTATAACACTTTCATTACTAATCTTATCTCTTCCAGCATATACTCGATGGCAATATTTTTCAACATCCCATCCATAATCTTCAAAGTCTTTATACATCTGTTCAACAAGGGATGTAGTTGGAACTACAATTAGTATTCTACGTTCGTGTTCAACGTGATATCTTGTGATGGCGTATATCATTAATGACTTTCCAGATGCAGTCGGTGATAATAATAACTTACGATTATGTCTAAGTGCATCATGAATACCCATGATTTGATATGGTCTGGGTTTATGTTTTGATATACTTTTTACATAATCAGTCACACCCTCTGGAGATATCATCTCATTCTCTTCAAGTGGCAAACCATAAAATTTACTACCTTCAAACTCATAAGTATATCCCTTTCGATTACAAAATGATATGACTCGATCTACAAGTCCAGTATAGATCTCATTCTTTCTCATATCATAGAGTCTTATCTTTCCATCCCAATACTTATTACGATACTGTGGCATAAACTTGGCGCCAGGAACTTCAAATGTAAAATGATCTGAAAGTTCATGATACACATATTGTTCTGAGTCTATTGTTACAAAGACTTCATTTTTCTTTTTAATAATTAAGTGGGTCATGTAAATCCAGCTTGGAATTTATGCCATTCAATTGAATTTTTGATTTGATATGTACGATTTGATATCTGTTTGAGAATACTTTCTGTATAATTTATCATCACATCATAATATTCAACTTTTAAATTTGCGTCTGATACTCGATCATCAGCATCCATATATCTAATCAGTGCGTCTTTATCTCTAACTTTCTTCGGAAAAGGTTCTCTTTCATATACTTCTGGGTCTGCTTTTCCAGAATAGTATTCATATCTTTCATGACGAACACTCTTTTGTATCTTTTGAGCTTTTGTTCGTAATAGAATTAAATTGTTTAATATCTCATGATATTTTGAATGCAGTTGAGGAACCTTAATTGATTCTTCATGCATATTGTCAATATCAATCTTACAGTCCTCTTGCCACATGGACTGAATCTTATCAAGATTTATCATGTAAAATTATTTTTTAAAATAGTTGTCTATTCTGTTACCGTTTGGATCAGTAATATTGAATATGGTGTATTTAAAAGTGACATTTGCTGTGAAATAAGAGTAGTCACGATCTGCAACATCAAATTCTAATGTTGATAATGAAATTGGAAATGCATCTTTAAAGTTAATTAAAACACTAGGTTTATAATTACTATTTAAAATTTGTAAAGTAGCGTCTGAAAATTCAAAATAACGAGGATCTCCATCATCACTCGCAGAGGCATTAGTTCTATTGTCATCTTTTTTCAATTGTTGAAACTGTCCTAAAGACTCTGGGTATCCAAGACCAGTTATCCACTTGTAGATTGCAAGATAGTTTTCCATCTTTTCATCTACTAAAAAACGAACGGTCAAATCATCATACAAAACTTTATCTCCAGGCACAGGAATATCCTTCAAATAAGATGGTTGAATTGCAGTTCCCATGCTTATTTGAGGTATGTTCGCAGATTGGCAAAGAAAATCAACCTTTGGTGTTTTAGTTAGAATCAACTTAAAACCAAGAGGAGACATGT